GAGCTGCATGACAAAGTCATCGGGCATTATCTGAACATAAAACACTATCAGTAAGTTGGAGTCATTACCCCATTTCAGGATGGTGCTCATACAGCACCTCCGTTGTAATGTTTGCCTTTCAGCTCTGCGATTTCCTGGCAGGTAATGCAAAGCTGCACACCCGGAATGGCACGGCGGCGTGCTGGCGGAATTGGCGCTTCACAATCAATGCAAAGCACGCGGGACACGCCCGGCGTTTTGGCACGGGCAGCACGGATATGGCGTTGGCGTTCTTCTTCAACGCGCTGCTGTACGAGATCCATTGCATCAGCCATTAGTGGATCTCCTACGCTTCGTTCTGGATTGCTTCAGCAGTCACACGAAGCAGTTCTGCCGCTTCGACGTGGGTTAGCTGGCGGGATGTGATATGACACGCCAGGCTATCAAGGCGAGCTGCCATTGCTTCAGCCCTTGCCCGGCGTTCTTCCAGACGAGCCTCTGTCAGTAAAATATTAAGCCCTGCGTCATCCGGTCCGGTTTTGGTCGAGAGGGTTTCAATATTACGCATAATCAATTCTCCTGAATTTAGATAAAGGGATGCCCGGCGGGTTTACGCCATTAATTTCATTAGTTGGTTAATTCGGCATGGTTAGCCGTCTGGGAAATAAGCTCACCACTGCACGAAAATGATTCATTGCTTTAATCAACTCCCGCTTTTCGTCAGTGGTCAGCTCATTAATGCTGATGCTATGACGTTCAGCTGGAATTTTTGCCATAAAGAATATGGCAGCCAGTGCCCGTTTATTTTGTTCGCTATTAATATCCCGTGAATCACGCATATCTTTAATAAACCGCTCAAGCTCTGACTCAATATTCAGGCCAAAAATTTTCGCCCTTAACTCCGCAATGTGATTAAGTCCATTCAGGCGTTCACCGGGGCTTAATGGAACAGTCGCCGCAGTGCCTTCAATAGCCATTTGTTCCCCCGTTTTTTCGTAGATAGTTCTGCCAGCAATTCATCTTGTGAACGGCACGGATGCCAGCGTTTACCATCCTCCCCCATGATCCAGCCGTGACCGTAATGCATTGCCGGGCTTTGTTTAACCAGCAGCGATGCAAATGATGGTTCTTTCGTCAGCATAAGCACCTCACAGCAAACCAAATGAAGCACCGAGGCCAGTCACGGTATCAACTGCACTCGCCATCGCAGGATTAGCCTGTAAACGGGCCTGCAATGAAACAGCCGCCAGCGCCATCAGTCGTGTTACAGAGTTAATGCTGCTGATAGCATCACGACGACCGGCACAGGTTTTTACATCGCCAGACACCGCACCTGCAGCAACACGCCCGATCTCTGCGGTTGCACTCATGACGTAATGTGGCAGTTTCTCTTTTGCCACCTCATTAATCGGTACACATGGCAGACAATGAATCTGTGCCAGAAAACCATCTACCAGCGTTGAATCTTCAGTCAGATCGGTAAGCAGCCAGATTTCTGGTGCGGTTAATAAATGAGGCTGAGCTGGGTTCAGCTTGTTCCGCAGAATCTGCACATTCATGCCTGCACGTTCTGCCAGTTGCACCAGATTGTGGCGCAGTGCAAATGCACGACAGGCTTCATCAAAATGTGGATGTTTGGAAACTTGGTAATCAAACATGGTCAATGCCTCTGATGTATTTCAGAATCGAACTAATTAAGGTTTAGATTGCATTCTGAAAGCGCATCAACGGTCATTGCTGCTATGTTGATCATCACTTTTTCGCGTTTTTTATCTTTGCGCAGACGGTGACGGATAAGGCGTCCATCAGCCAACATGTCATTGATGGTATCGATGGATAGCCCTGTCAGCTCGCTATAGCGTTCAATAGTCACATGAGGCGTGGTAAGAGTGATTGAAATGTTAGGTCTCATGATGCAACATTCCTCGTTTAATGATGATTAATCAGGACGAATACGGATCGTTTGTATTTTGTGAACACCATAAACATACGATCGCACGGTGAAATCGTCAAGATAAAAGTTCACTTGGAGTGACCATGAATTTGGAGAAAGGCGGACGAGGCGCCATAGAGCGCATGGTAGAAGCTTATGGATTCAAGACTCGACAGGCGTTGTGCGATCATTTAGGAATCTCTAAAAGTACACTCGCCACACGCTACATGCGTGACTCATTCCCAGCAGAATGGGTAATCCAGTGCGCCCTTGAAACAGGCACCTCGCTTAATTGGCTCACAACCGGGCATGGTTCAAAGCAAACTTCAGGTAATACAAATACTATGGAAGTTGCTAAATATGTATTATCTGATGGGGCCTTGTGTGAAGACGGTTTTTATATTTTCGATAGAGAATTTCTACCGTCGGCATTCAAGAATCTTTTTGTAATCACAGATAATAATTCTGAATTTATTTGTGATAAGGAATTTGATGATATACGTGATGGTAAATGGGTAATAAGTATTGATGGCGAAATAACGATCCGTGACATTACTCGTTTACCCGGTGGAAGAATCTTCGTCGAGGGTGGAAACAGAGCCTTTGAATGTAAGATAGAAGACATTGAAATAATTGGTAAAATTATAAGTTTAACAGTCAAGTATGTTAAATAGTACCGGGAGGAAATTATGCTTGGTAAGGTATTTTTTGTGGTTTTGTCATGTTCTTTGTTATTAAACCCACTAGCTACCTATGCTAGAAATTATCCCTGCTCAGGGAAAAAGGGAGGTGTTTCTCACTGTACCTCTGATGGCAAATTCGTTTGCAATGATGGAACTATTAGTAAATCCAAAAAAATCTGTACTAAAAACTCACGATAACTTTTGCTTTTATATCTGCGCCTAAAATAAAAATGAGCCACAGGTTAACCGCAAAAGTTACATGATCACATAGCAAAAAGAATAGCCTACTTCATTATGGCTTCAGTGAGATGTATGGTCGCAGGATTTCATACATTGACACTGGTTATACATACAGTAAAAATGCTCTCTATTGGAGGGCATTTTTTATGGCTGTACGAAAACTCACCACAGGAAAATGGCTTTGCGAATGTTACCCCGCCGGACGTAGTGGGCGTCGTGTGCGTAAACAATTCGCCACCAAAGGCGAAGCACTGGCTTTTGAGCGTCACACGATGGAAGAAACCGAAGCAAAGCCCTGGCTAGGTGAATCAGTGGATCGTCGAACACTGAAAGACGTGGTTGAGCTATGGTTCAAACTACATGGTAAATCACTGACTGCTGGGCAGCATGTCTATGACAAATTGCTGCTGATGGTTGACGCTCTGGGCAATCCCCTTGCAACTGATCTAACCTCTAAAATGTTTGCCCACTATCGAGATAAACGCCTGACAGGTGAGATCTACTTCAGCGAGAAATGGAAGAAAGGAGCAAGCCCGGTCACCATTAACCTGGAGCAAAGCTATCTAAGTAGTGTTTTTAGCGAACTATCCCGCCTGGGCGAATGGTCGTATCCGAACCCACTGGAGAACATGCGAAAATTCACCATCGCAGAAAAAGAGATGGCATGGCTTACCCATGAGCAGATTGTTGAATTACTGGCTGATTGCAAACGTCAGGACCCAATTCTGGCACTGGTAGTTAAGATATGCTTAAGCACAGGCGCACGCTGGCGAGAAGCCGTAAATCTTACTCGTTCACAGGTGACCAAATACCGAATTACCTTTGTAAGAACGAAGGGGAAGAAAAACAGAAGCATCCCTATCAGTAAAGAGCTTTACGAAGAGATCATGGCGCTTGATGGGTTCAATTTCTTCACAGACTGCTATTTTCAATTTTTATCCGTGATGGAAAAAACGTCTATCGTGCTCCCTCGCGGTCAACTCACACACGTTCTGCGCCATACGTTTGCGGCGCACTTCATGATGTCGGGTGGAAACATTCTGGCCTTACAAAAAATTCTCGGACACCACGATATAAAAATGACTATGCGTTACGCACATCTGGCACCGGATCATCTGGAAACGGCGCTCCGTTTCAATCCTCTGGCAACGCTGCCAAGTGGCGACAAAGTGGCGGCAGCGGTTGGCATTACCCCGTAA